GCTTGCTGCGGCGCAAATAGAGTCGGCGATGGCCAACCGCGCAAATCAAGACATGACCAACGCGCTGCTGCGCCGCGCCGCTCGGCCTGCAACCGCAGGCGGCATTCTTGCCAACACGGAGAACAACAATGCCCTCGCTCCCGCAAGATAAAGCCAACCACTTCTTCTACGGCAGCTTGATCTTCTTGGCCGCGCTTGCTGCCTTCCGGCACGCTGACGTTGCCTACGGTCTGGTGGTGCTTGCAGCAGTGGGCAAGGAGGCGCTGGACTGGCTCTCCAACCAACGCGCCATTAGAGCAGGCGCGGCGCCAACGCACGGGGTAGAATGGTTCGATGCCCTGGCGACCTGCGCTGGCGGCGCCGTTCCGTTTCTTGCGAGGATGATCTGATGGATTCTCAGTCTCTCATCAACACCGGCCTGAGCCTAGCCTGTGTCGTAATCGGTTGGCTTGCCAGAGAGCTGTGGACGTCAGTCAAGCTGCTCCAGTCTGACCTGACAAGCCTGTCAGTCGAATTACCCAAGACCTACGTCACTCGCGACGATTACCGGTCAGACCTAAAGGAAATCAAAGAAATGCTGGCGCGCATCTTTGACAAACTGGACGGTAAGGTCGACCGCTCATAGCAGCGCCGAGATACCCACAGTCACCATCTCGCTTTTGAGCTTAGACGGGTTGGTCTTGGCCATCACCCGCAGCGCCACCGCAGCGAATGTCTCGATGCCTGCCCAGGCATCTTCTAAGTGCGGATCATTGAGCGCCAGGATGTGCTCTCTGATCGTCATGACGTCGGCCATGTAGGCGTCCCGGATGGCGTCTATCGCCGCTTTGGTCGGCCTCATATCAAAGCAGACAAGTACCACTGCGCCTTCTGCAGTGACTCTTTGCCGCCCTTGTGCTTTTCGCGCCAAATGTACTTGAGCGCGTTGCCCTTGCAGTAGCCCCTAAATTCTTCTTCCGTCAGCGCCGCCATAATTGCATCGATGCACTCAACCGAACCTTGGGTGTAGTGCGGTGGGCTGTTTACATTGTCAATCATTTGAGCCCCTTATGTGGCGCAACGCGCACTCGTAATGTCTTGGCCCCCATGACCAACAGTCCGGGCCATGCGTACCGATGTGGCCTTCTCGGTCGTCTTGGTACTTGAGGGCGCGCTTGAGGCGCTCGTTTTCTGACAGGGCGTCCCCCAGCAGAAGGTCTAGTTGCCGTTCAATTTCAGTCATTTGGTTTTCCGTTGTGCTGCGCATCGCGCACTCTCAAGGTTCCGGTTTCGTGAACCGCCAATAGCAGTTGCATATTGACCATTTCCAACGCTTTGATTTCGCGCTTGAGCCGATCGTTCTCCGCTAGGGCATCGCCCAGCAGAAGGTCTAGGTTGCGTTCAATTTCAGTCATATCACCACCTATGCTTATTGCCGTTGTATCGGCTTTGTGACTGTTGCTTGTAATATTCCTGCATTCTTTTTTCCCACTCTTCGGGAGTGGGGTCACGCAGCAAGCCCTGAGGCCGGCTGGGCTTTTTGCCCGACTTCACATTTGAATATGCTGTCCTAAAACTCATTCTTCAACTCCTATTACGGTTTCCTTGTAATTTCTTTATATTTCATAAGCCGGGTAATGATGCCCATTGCGGAACAATAGCTTTTGATCCACGCTTTGTTACTGTCTCTGTCGTATAACCGGTGACATCTGGCGCAGCGGTATTTCACGGCTTGTCCACTCCGTATCGGTTTAACAACGCAATGAATAGCTCATATTCATGTATGTAACTAGCGCAGTCCCAAACAATCAATTCGGCAAACTCTTCCAACGCCGCACGCTGCACCGGGCCGATGTTGACCCAATCGTTCAACCGCTCCAGCCCAGGTCGGGCGAGTAGCTCTTTGATTCTTGGGTTCATGGTTCAATCCCAAAATGTTTAGCAACCAATTCTTTGGCTTTTCGCAATCCCGCAGCGTGACCAATTAGCCATTCATCATATGTATCGTATGTATCTTCCTCAACTGCACTAATACATTCCCTCACAATGCCTTCAGCAACACGGTTTACCGTGTCCTCCCACTTAAAGATCATGTCGTCGTAGTGCAGTAGCTCGGTGCATAGCCGCTTGATGTTGTCGTTCATTTCTTCATCGCTCCAGCTATAGCAGGGACAACCTTCTCAACGCTACGCCCGATAACATAGCCGCCCAGGCCAAACTGTACGATCTCCCACAGTTTTAGAATCTCTGCCTCAGAGATGTTGGGCGCAGACCAACCCAACCAGCGGGCAACGATCAGCCCGCCAAATGTCAACATCAGGATAGGACGCCAGCAAGCAGCAAGCCAATGTTGAGACTGCGCCTCTGCCTTGACGATCTCTGCCTGCCCCGCAAAGATAGCTAGCGCCATTTGGACCTTGCTGCGCTCCATCTCCCCTGCGTCAGGCCAGATTTTGTCGATTATTGTTTTACTCGCATCTAACGCGGCGGTGAGGGGGTCAAGGCTCATACCCATTCTCCTGTTTCCATTTGCGTTGCCAATCGTTTCGCACGTTCTGGCGTTTGCTGTGCCCAGAGACTATCCAGCATCTCCACCGCCGCCTCGCCGTACTGGCCGTCTTCAATGCTGCCCAAGGCTCGCTTAAACTGGAGCAGCCCCTTCAGGCCCATCTGAAAGGCCATGCCAATGAGCACAGCCTGGCGCGGATCGTTTAACTTCTCAATCCAAGGCAAGGCAAACAAAACAGCTTTGTAGTTGCGCCGAATGTCGTTCTCAAGCAAGAAATCAATCTCGGCGTTAGACAACCCGCCGCCCTTGCGAGAGTCAATCAGGCGCCCAACGCCGATGGTCCAGTATCCTAGGCTGTCTTGATAGGCGCAAGACTCGGCGCCCTCCTCGCGGATCAACTGCTGTTTCAAATCCATAGTGTTGTACCCCAAGCCACTGCCAGCACCCAGAGGGCAAACACGGCGGTGCGGTTCACCCAACTCCACCGGTTGCGGTAGTGGGTAATGCAATGGCCGTCACATCCAAACGCTTGGTCGAGCGTCCGAGGAAAACGACGGGTCGTTCCTCCGTCGAGAATCGGTGATTGTTGTAGCACTGGTACCTTCTCCTTACTGTGTTGTTGGGCTGATGGCGAGTTGCCAGAACTTCTGTCGGTGCGTTGCACTCTGGGCACCTCACGCCAGCAAAGCAAAAAGTGCAAACATCACAACAATTGCTGCTGACCACCACAAGCTATTCCTGAACATTGCTCGGTAGTATTTAAGATCGTCTTCTTCGGTCACTTCTTTGCCTCCTTCGGCATCGGCGCCGTCCATTTAAGTTCTGGCGGGCAGGGGCGAACGTAACCGGCCCTCGGCGTTAGATGCGGCGGGCTGGCAGGCTCGTCAAAAAAGACTCGCTTGGCCAAGCTGTCCGCGTTGTGTCTTTGGTAGCTAATCATGTCTTGCTCCTCTCTGGCCAATTGGCTGGCCGTGGATACCACTTGATGTTCTTCGCGGTGTCGATCTTGCTGCTGTACCGCGCCACTTGCCTGATGCTGTCCGTGTCAAGACACGGCCAACTCCAGTGCTCTCCATCCCACCAACTGAGGCTGTGGCCACCGGTCGGCCACCACCCGATGCTTGGCGGCTTCATAGTGTTGCTGCCCCGCGCAAGAGTTGCACGCGCTCGCGCTCAACCCGCAAGCTGCTGTACCGCTGGTGCAGCCGCGTCAAGATCGCTATGCGGTTGGCGCCAGCTTGCTCATCTTGCAACAACTTCAGCACCTCTTCTTCAGTCAGTTTCGTCAGCACCTCGTGCATGCTTCGCCAGGTCAACTTCATTTCAACTCCTCTATCGCTATGTCAGAAATCGTTCGTTTGTCGCGCAGTGCGCGCCAAATTTTCTCATCGACCGTCTTGTCGGTGATCATCAGGTAAACCCAGACTGGGTGCTTCTGGCCGCTGCGGTGCAGCCGGCCTATGGTCTGCTCGTACAACTCCAGCGACCAGGGCAGCGACAGGAACACCACCTTGCAGCCGCCGTACTGTAAGTTCAATCCGTGGCCGGCGCTCTTAGGGTGAACCAGTAAGAGTTCAACCAGACCGGCGTTCCACCGCTCGATGACGTTGTCGTCGTCCAGCGTCTGCGCGTGCGGGTAGCGCCGCTTCAGTTCAGCCAGCTCGGCCTTGAAGTTGTACGCGATCAGCGTGTTGGCGCGCTGATTCTCGGCCAGCAGATCGTCCAGCGCGTCGAACTTGTGTGGTGACATCCACTGCGGCGCGCCGTCGGCGTAGACGAACCCAGAGGCCATCTGCTGGAGCTTGCCCGTCACCACGCCAGCGTTGACCGCAATGGCTTTGGCGTCGGGGAACTCCAGCACCATGTCCTTCTTCATCTGCTTGTACTTGGCCAGGTCCATCTGGCAGCGCACCTCGACCACGTTCAAGTCTGGCAACGTGTACGACTCCAGCAGGAAGGTGGCCGGCTTGATGCGCTCCATCACCTGCGCCAACGCCCCAGCGCGTGGCGCCCATTGGTTGAACTCCTTGTTGATCAACGTAAAGTATTGTTGCTGGAAGGCGCCCTTGGTGCGCCCAAGCAGCGCCGTGTCGATGATCTTGCATTGGCCGAAGACATCCTCCAGACCGTTGCTAGTGAACGACCCGGTCAGGCCCCAGCGGATGTTGACCCCGCGCAGGAACTTCTCCAGCAGCTTGAACCGCTGGCCGCTTGGGTTCTTCAGCCTGGTCAACTCATCAAACACCACGCCGTCAAACCCGCCCGTGGGCAAGTTCTCGTAGTTGGTCACCACCACCTGCACAGGCGCCCGCAGCGCAGCAGCGCGCTGCTTGGCCGTGCCCACGGCGACCGCCATCGTGACCTCTGGCGCCCACTTCGCCTTCTCTTCTAGCCAGACATGCTCGGCCACACGCTTAGGCGCCAGCACGAGGAACCGACTGGCGTGGCCGTCGCGCAGCATCTCGCGCATGGCGGTCAGCGTAATGGCGGTCTTGCCTGCACCGACCGGCGCAAGGATCATCGCCCGGTCATGCTCGTACAGGAAGTCAGCCGCAATGGATTGATACGAACGCAGTTGCATCTTCTTTACTCCAGAGCACTATGTAGTTTTGACCTAGCGCGGCCATGTCGGCTGCGAAGGCCTGCTGCAACGCCGACAAGCGCCCGCCTGCGACTTTAAGTTCAACAAACCAGACGCGCCCGCCAGGTAGCACGACCAGGCGGTCGGCCACGCCTGCGCGGCCTGGCGAGACAAACTTGTACGCCTTGCCGCCGGCCTTCTCGACCAGACGGACAAGGTGCCGCTCGACATCAGCTTCCCTCAACTTCAGGCTCGGCCGGGTTGAAACGCGCAACGCGGTCGGGCAGCGGGTGGTACAGCGAGATGTGATTGCCAGAGCCATAGGCCGCAAGCGCCCAATGACTGTTCAGTTCGAAATACTGCTTGATGTAATCTTCAGTCGAGCTAAAAAATTTTGGGAAATGCCGTTTGTGTGCCTTGATCTTGGTCGGCTTGAGCGGCTTGAGCGCCGCGAACTGGTCGCGCATTGACTGCGCGTGAGCCTCTGTTACAGTGGCTGTCCCTCGCGGGGCGGTCTTGAAAGTGATCATGTCTGCTCCTGTTGAGGGACCAACTGTAACACGATCAAAAAGTTCTTGACAAGTCTTTTTTAGCGGTTACAGTTCAGTCTCCACCAACCAGTAGGGTAAACATGAAGATCATCCTAGACGAGCAAGACATCAAGCGCATCCTGACAGACTACGTCAGGCACAACTTCAGCCCGCTGATGGAGTTGGACGAACTCAAGTCCTACACCTACGCGCCAACCGCAACGTTCACGTTGGAGGCTGAAGATGAGTCAGCACAGTAAGATTGTCGGCGGCTCGACCGCCAGCCGGGTCATCAACTGCCCTGGCTCCGTCGCCCTGACGGCCAAGATGCCGCCCCAGGTCGAGAGCAAGTACGCCGCCGAGGGCACCTTGCTGCACGATGTCATCGCGGCCATCATCGACGGCAAGGTGCCGCAGCGCATCTCCGAGGAGCTGCACAACGACAAGATCATGCCGGCACTGGCGCTGCTGGATGAGGTCGATCCTGACAAGACGATGGAACTGGCCGTCGAGGTGCGCGTCGACTTTGGCGACTTCATCCCCGGCGTCTTCGGTTCGGTCGATGTGCTGGGCAAGATCGGCAACCGAGCCATCATCATTGACTGGAAGTTCGGCGATGGCGTGATTGTTGAGGCCGAGGAGAACATGCAGTTGATGTTCTACGCTGCGGCTGCGCGGCGCTCACAGCCGTGGGCCTTCGAGGGCGTCACCGAGGTTGAGTTGGTCATCATCCAGCCGCCGATGATCAAGCGTTGGGTCACCACCCGCGCCCGGATCAGCCGGTTTGAAGACCAACTCTTTGACGCGGTGCAGCAGGCGGTCAAGCCTGACGCGGCGCTGAAAAGCGGCGAGCACTGCCGCTGGTGTACCGCCAAGCCTGTCTGTCCTGTCCTGACCGGCGCAGTTGACCGCGCCGTCAAGGTGCAGTTCGACGCGCTGGACAAGCAGCAGATCAGCATCTACTTGCAACAGGCCGACCTGCTCGACAGTTGGATCGCCGGCCTGCGCGAGTTGGCGCAGCGGGCGCTGGACAACGGCCAGGTCATACCCGGCTATAAGTTGGTCGCCAAGCGCGGCACAAGAAAATGGCTGGACGAAGACAAGGCGCGGGTTGCTTTGGTTGAGGCCGGCTTGAAAGACCCCGACGTAGTGACACTAGTATCGCCAGCAGTGGCCGAAAAGAAGCTCAAAAAGCTCCCGGACGGTCTTACTGTCAGCGTCTCGTCGGGTAACACACTGGCACCGGACTCCGACCCCCGGCCTGCCATCTTGCAATTGGGTCAACTTCTGAAGAAAGTAGTGTAATGACAAATCTCGTAGCATTCAAAAGCGCCGGTCTGCCGGCAGTCGCGTCCCTCGCTCAATCGTTGCGCGCCATTGCGCCGCGTGAGGCGCCTGGTGTTGCCATCCTCAAGATGGACCGCACCGGGCACTGGGTTTTTGGCAGCGATCAGGATGAAGTCGAGGCCGGCTCGACTTGGGCGGTCAATCCGTTCGCGTTTGTCCACGGCTGGATCGCGTGGGGTGATGGTGAAGTGTTGGGTGAGATGATGGCGTCGGTGTCCGAGCCACTGCCAGAGCACGGGCCGGTGCCTGCTGGCGCCAAGAAGGGCTGGGAGCAGCAGGTCGGCATGTCGCTCAAGTGCCTAACTGGTGAGGACAAGGGTTTGGAAGTGCGCTACACGTCAACGTCAGTTGGCGGCAAGCGCGGCGTTCAGACCATCGCGGTGGCTATCGCTAGCCAGGTCGAGACTGACCCGAGCAAGCCGGTGCCAGTGGTGACGTTGGGCAAGGAGTTCTACCAGCACAAGAGCTACGGCAAGATTTACACGCCGCTGTTTGATGTGCAGTCGTGGATCGGCATGGAAGGCGAAGAGGAGGCTACGCCTGCCGAGCCGACACGCCGGCGTCGGGCGTGATCTGGGTCGATTTTGAGACCCGTAGCGCCTGCGACCTCAAAAGCGCAGGCGTCTACAACTATGCGCAGAGCCTCAGCACCGAGGTTCTGTGCATGGCCTACGCTTATGACGACGGCGAGGTTCAGATATGGACCGGTGGCCCATTGCCTGACTTTACTGGCCATCAGATACGTGCCCACAACGCCGCCTTTGAGCGGCTCATCTTTTGGTACGTCTTGCAGAAGGACTACCCGCTAGAGCAGTTCTACTGCACCGCCGCGCAGGCCCGCGCCAACTGTGCGCCAGGCAGCCTAGAAGACGCTGGCCGGTTCGCCGGCGCATCGATGCGCAAGGACCACCGAGGGGCGCATCTGGTGCGTCAGTGCTGCGTCCCTCCCTACAACACCGCGCTGCTCCCCGAGCTGTTCGACTACTGCGCGCAGGATGTCCGCGCCATGCGCGCCATCAGCAAGGGCATGCGCGGGCTGTCCGACGATGAGCTGCTCGACTACCATGTCAACGAGCGCATCAACGACCGTGGCGTGCTAGTCGATGTTGAGCTGGCCAAGTCGGCCGTTCGCTACGCCGCCGCCGAGTTGACCGAGATACAGCACACTGTCGCGATGGTGACACAGGGAGCAGTGCCGTCTGTCCGCTCGCCTCGGATGCGCCAGTGGGTGCAAGACCGCGTCTCGCCCGAGCAGTTGAAGCTGATGACGGTAGACGACAAGATCAGCATCGACAAGACCGTCCGCGCCAACCTGCTGGCCTGCGACGATCTTGACTCGGATGTGCGCGAGGTCGTGCAGTCCGCTGACGATCTCTGGGCGTCGTCGGTCGCCAAGTTTTCGCGGATGGCATACCTTGCAGATGAGGAGGACTGCCGGGTGCGTGGTGCGTTTGTCTTCAACGGCGGCGCTGCCACTGGCCGCTTGTCCAGCTACGGCCTGCAAGTCCACAACTTCACGCGCAAGTGTGCCAAGGAGCCGCAGCAAGTGCGCGATGCAATGGTAACCGACCAGGCTATCGTGCCGGCCTACGGTAAGCGCGTCACCGACGTTCTGAAGGGTATGCTGCGGCCTGCGCTGATACCCGCACCCGGCAAGCAGCTGATGGTGGCCGACTGGTCAGGCATCGAGGCGCGGTGCAACCCTTGGTTGTCGGGCAACGGCGAGGATGTGCTCGATGTGTTCCGCTCCGGCCAAGACATCTACGTTCGCGAGGCCGGCCTGATTTTCAAGACCAACGAGGTGACGCCCGACATGCGCCAGATTGGCAAAGTCGCGATCCTGAGCTGCGGCTACGGCGGCAGCGTGGGCGCGTTCGCCGCGATGGGCCGCAACTACGGCGTGCATCTGCCCGAAGCCGCTGCCAGGCGCACGGTGGACGCTTGGCGCCGCGCCAACCAGTGGGCCGTGCGGTACTGGCAGGCGCTGGAGTCGGCTTACATGCGCGCCATGCGCAACCCGAATCAAGAGTTCGTCGCTGGCCGCGTAACGTATCTGTTTGACGGCGTCCATCTGTGGTACGCGCTGCCGTCAGGCAGGGTACTATGCTACCCCTATGCGCGTTTCGAGCCTGACGGCGTGTCCTATGCCAAGGCCGCTTGGAAACCCGCCCAGGGCGCCACCGAGTGGCCCCGAGCGCGGCTCTGGAGCGGGTTGGCGGCTGAGAACATCTGCCAGGCCGTGGCCAACGACCTGCTACGGCACTCGCTGCGGCAGCTTGACGATGTTGTACTGACAGTCCACGATGAGATCGTGATCGAGACCGCGTCACCCGACGTAGATGCGCTGCGTCGCGTGATGTGTACCCCGCCCGCTTGGGCGCCCGGCTTGCCGCTGAACGTGGACATCAAGGTGATGGCCCGCTACGGCAAGTAAAAAAAGGGCGCCCGGTAAGGCGCCCTAAAAGGAGGTTTCTGCGTGTTAGATTATATTGCATCTTTGGCAGTTGAGGGCGAGACTGCGCTAGTTGTTAAACAAAAAGACAACACTTGGCCGGCATATCTGCCGGAAAAATGGCGCGGTGAGGCGTCGTGGTACTGCAACACCGGCAGTTTTATAACCTCAAGATTTATTGATGGTCGAGTGTCGGCATCTGCTTCTAATTGCACGCATTGTCTAGCGATGATGCTGGACGATATCGGCACCAAAAGCAAAACGCCGCCGCTGCCGCCGACATGGATCATGGAGACGTCGCCAGGTAACTACCAGTGGGGGTATGCGTTCAGCGAACAGCCCACGGTCGGCGAGTTTTCGGCAGCAATCAAGGCCATTGCCGCCGCCGGCTACACCGATCCAGGCGCCTGCAACCCGGTTCGAAATTTTAGACTGCCGGGGTCGATCAACCAAAAAAACGGGTTTATTTCGCGACTCGTTGAGTTCACGCCAGGCCGCGAGTACAGCGTGGGCGATATCTGCGCCGCGTTGGGTGTCGTGCCAGGCGTGGCCGACACCGCCACGATGCGCTCGGTCGGCCTGCAAGACGATGGCGATGACGATGTGCTGGCGTGGATCGCCGAGCGTGGCGAGCTGCTGGAAATCGGGCACGAGTGGTACGGCGTCGTTTGCCCCAACGCAGCCGAGCATACCGACGGTAACCCGATGGGCCGCTACAGGCCCGTTTCGCGGGCCTATACATGCTTCCACGGTCACTGCGTGGATTGGACGTCAGGGAAGTATTTGGCGTGGGTGGCCGAGCAGGGTGGCCCCGACCACCAACACGGCCTGCGCGGCGAATTGTTGGCGACGGTCATGGCCGGCGCGCTGGGCAAGATATCGCCGACGGCGGCGTTTCCAGATGAGACGGTCGAGATTATCCGAGAGGTCAACCGTAAGGAGATGGGGCGGCTTGAAAAAGCGGAATGGTATGAGCGGTTCGCTTATATTATGAGCGATGACGCATATTTCGACATGCTTGAACGCCGCGAGATCATGCGCAAAGCGTTTAACGCCATCTACGCACATATACCGTGCAAGACGGTTCACGGAACGGCCAAAGTGTCGGCGTCGGTTTGCTACGATGAGAACCGCCAGGCCAAGGGCGCCAGGACGCTGCAAGGCGTGACCTATGCCGCCGGTGAGTCGGTCCTCGCCACGATGGACGGCGCGGTCTATGGCAACCGTTGGCGCGACGCTAGGCCAGCGACCGCCCAGGGCGATGCGTCCCGGTGGCTTGAGCATGTCGAGCGGCTGATACCCGAGCAGTTCGAACGCGAGCACGTGCTCGATGTGCTGGCGTATAAGCTCCAGCACGCTGACAAGAAAATCAACCATGCGGTGCTGCACGGCGGGTTGCCAGGCAGCGGCAAGGACACCCTGTACGCCCCTTTCCTGTGGGCTATCGGTCGGTCGAATGTGTCCATCGTCAAGAACGAAGAGCTGTCGTCGTCATGGGGCTATGCGCTGGAAGCGGAAGTGATGGTGATCAACGAACTGCGCCAGGCGGAAGCACGCGACCGTAGGGCGATGGAGAATGTTCTCAAGCCGATCATTGCGGCGCCGCCCGAATATCTGCCGGTCAACCGCAAGGGACTGCACCCCTACAACGCCTTGAACCGTATCTGGGTGCTCTGTTTTAGCAACGAGCGCGCAGCTATCTCGATCCCCAGCAACGACCGTCGGTGGTTTTGCGTATGGTCCGACGCGCCTCGCATGAGCGACGCCGAGGGCGCCGCGATGTGGCAGTGGTATGAGCGCGGCGGTTATGCCATCGTCGCGGGTTATCTTGCAGCGCGGGATGTGTCGAAGTTCAATCCAGGCGCCTCGCCGCCGATGACCGAGGCGAAGGCCATCATGGTCGAGCGCGGCCGCAGCGCGCATGAGGAATATCTGCAGTTGCTCATCGAGGGCCGCGTCGGCGTGTTCTCTACTGGCGTGATCGCCGGCCCGTGGCACGCTATCTGCGACGCGCTGACTCAGCCAGGCCAGCACCGAATTCACCCCAGCGCGCTCATGCATGCGCTCAATGAGGCGGGCTGGCAGGACGCCGGCCGCATCATGTCGAAGGCCAATACGACGAAAAAACAAGTGTTCGTGTCGGCCGACATGGCTGCGCGTTACACCAAGTCGCAATTGCGCGACATGGTCGAGGGCGCGCCTGAACCGGCGAAATTGCGCGTCGTATAAAAAAACCCGCCAGCGGCGGGTTATAGGTCGAGCAGCGCGGCGAGTAATAGGGCGAGCAGGCCCACAATGAGCGCGGTCACCATTGGGCCGCCATCGCGTCGGCGATGCCTTGAAAGGTGGCGCTGCGGATCTTCCACCTGTCGGCGCTGGGCGGCAGGTTGTACCATGCCGGCAGGCTCTTGCCGCTCTTGGTGACGTGGCGCGCGCCCTTGCCGACGACATTTGTCGGCACGAGCGGCGGCAGTCCCTTGAGCCACAGGCAGGTCGTCTTGGTGGCTTCATGGCCGTACTGCCACGGTTGGATTATCTGATCGGGTTTGCGGATGCGAGTGCTGATGATGGATACCGGGTTTTCTAACGCGATGCGCGGTATCGGCGCGCCCATCAGCATGCGGACAAAATCGAGCGCCGCCGCTTGCCGGCCGTCGGCTTGCTTTGCTGCAAAATGCTTGGCGCCAGATACGGCTAGGTGCGTGCATGGCGGGTGCGCGATCATCAAGTCCCAATCGTGGACTAGGATGTCGGCGATGTCGCCCTGATAGTGCGGCCCAGGGCGATCAGTCGGCAGCAAGTCGCACGACATGGCTTCATGCCCCTGCGCGATGAACGCATCGCGAACCGTGCCGCTGTACTCGCAGGCAATCAGTACCCGCATGGCTCGCCCCTAGCGTAAGCAAGTTCGCGAACGAAGTCCCGCAAGTCGTCCGCGTCGGCGCCCTCGACGCCTAGGTGCGCAAGGGACAGGGCCGCCAATTCGTCGGGCGTGGCGTTGTCAATTTGTTGGCGTAATTCGGCTAGGGCGATCATACGATGTCCGAAAATGCTTCAATGATCGCCGCACGGGTTGAACGTGTCGGCAGCCATGCCTGCCGAGACAACACATAACCGCCACTGATTAGGCGCCATTGTTGCCACCGGATGCGCCGCAGTCCGTTGACGGTCGCGCAGTCGCCGATGGTGTAGCGGGTTTGATCGTGATAGAACGAGCGGGTCATTGGTCGAACCACTGGCGGGCGCACGCTTCCGTGCTAGTGGTTTGCCATGTCGCATGGTCCGGCTCGTCGCCGGGTACGCACACTGCAAACCCGTGCGCCATCAGCGCGCTATCATCGGCGCGCCACAATTCGGCGCTCGGGCGCCGGTCGATTAGGCGCCATTGGCGCCCATTGTTGTCGGTTTTCATGGTAATTCCGGAAGTGTTGTTAGGTTAGCAACGGGTATCCATCGGATGCCCGTCGGGTGATCCGGGAACGATTGCCCGCAGTCGACGCGGGCAACCCTATTATCGACAGCGAGCACAATCCCGCGCATGCCAACTGTAATCGGGTCGTGCTGACAGCGCCGAATGACGGCGCCGGTAAACGCGACGCGCGCGCCGACGGCGATCATATGATGGCGCACGCTGACAGGCGCTTCCGGGTGCCAATCTCGCGCGCCGCAATGGCCTGACCGTTGTATTGCTGGCGCCTCGATCCCGTGCGGCTCATGCCGGCGCGTGGCGCCTCGCCATCAATCGCCGTTACGCGGGTTACAGTGGCCATGCCGGCGCTGGTTTTGTCAGCCTCAGCGGCGATGGTGACTGAGCGCCAACCGGCGGCAGTGAAAACGCTCGCAGTGTATTTAATGCGGATCATGGTATTAATCATTGCAGTTTTCCTCGTATTCATAAACGCTGACGGGCGCCCGC